GATAGTCCAAGTCAATCTGAGCCAGTTTCTTTTCTGTTCCATCAGCCATGAGGTTGATTTCATCCTGCTGATTCTTCCTGCGAAGTGAAAGGAGTTCCTCAGAAAGCCGTTCTTGTTGCTTGCGTTGTTCGTCGGCTTCTCTCTTCAATTTTTCCCTTGCTATTGCTTTCAGTCTAGCTTGTTCAGCATCCAGTTTAGCTTGTTCATTATCCGTTACTCCTAACCCTTTTAGTCGTTCTTCTCTTTCTTTACTAAACTTTTCAGACAATTTCATCAATATATCAAATGTTGATTTTGCCTTATCAGAAGCCATAAGTTCTTTACCTGCTCTTCCTTCTGTATATTTCCCGGGATTAAATACATTACCACCCTGAATAGCCCAATCCAAATTTCCCAAGACATCAACACTTGCATTCCAATAGTCCCAAATATTGGCTCCTCCTTGCAATATTTCATCGGCAGCTATACCGTGTTGAAAAGCTTCTTCTGCTTTTTTTATCGCTAATTGATAAGCCGCTGCTGCTTTTGCTCTTAAGTCAAGAGTCTTGATAAACTGGTCCGTTCCAGAAGAAAGAATTTTTTCGGCATCATTAACATCATTAATTGAAACACCAAGTTCGGAAAAAGCATCTCTATTTTCATATATGAAAGTTTTTTGTTTTGATAAATCACCATCTAATTCTTTCCATTTGGATTGCAATTTATTCAATGTCGCTATACTATTACCATACCCATTATTATTTTCTGCAATGTATTTATTTAATTCTGAGGTCGCAGCTGAGAGAGGTGCTATGTCATCCTTAGCTTTAAACAATGAAGAAACCCATTCCCCAACCTTATCTCCATGAGTTGTGAGCAAAGTAATGCCTACAATTAATGCAGATTGCCAACTAAATAATGATGACGCAACTTGCTTCCAAATAGGGATACCTTTCTTCCCTGATGCCTTTAACTCTTCATTGGCGGCTTTTGCACGTTTGATTTCATCAGCCAATACAGGAATATTGTTTGAGATGGCAAGAAAGAACGTATTCAACCCCATAGCAGCAGAAGGAAGTTCACGTACTATCTGTTGTACAGACATATTTAAGCCATTGAAACCGCTAGCATAGTTACCTACATTACGGCTAAAAACACCCATAGATTGCTCGATTTCACTTATTTCTTTGTGAGCTTGCTGGATAGAAGCTATTAAATTCGCTCCTTTACTACTATTACGCATTTCGGCGGACATATCAGCATAAGCATCTTTCATTCTGATAAGTTCTTGTCGTAACTCATTTAAAGAACCTGTAGCCGCATTATGTATTTTTATTTGTGTCCTCACTTCGCGTGAGGCATCACTTCTTGCTATTTTTAACTGTTCTATAGCCAGCGTGAGCTGTTTTATCCGTGCAGATTCTGCAATAGTATATTCTGCATCTTTCCCTCTGCTCTTTCTTGTCTTCTCTATTTCTTTTAATTCCTTGGAATATAAACCTATTGCATGGTTTACTTCATATTGCGCATTGACATTTTTCAATAATGAACCAGATGTCTCATTAATAATTTGTTTTAGTTCATCATATGCCTTAGCCTGTGCCTGTACGCTTGCTGTTTCCGCATTATTCGCAGGTGTGTTTACATTACCACTACCAGATTGCGGATTCATACCTGCCGCTTTTGAAAGCTGCTCCTGCGCCTTGATAATCTTTTCCGAAGTATCATTTATACGTCTTGTAGAAAGCATGATTTTGCCTTCTGCCTCGGACACTTTATTTACCAAAGCATCGTATTGCCTCATAAGGGATTTCAATTGCGCCTCCATCCCTTTGGCTATATCAATATCAACTTTCACATTGATACTTTTCAATGCCTCCTTTACATTCTCGATTTCTTGCTTCAATCTTTGAAGTTTCCGAATATCACTATCTATGTTTGCGAATATACCTGCCATTACCTAAAATATTTTCTTTTTTACCATTCTTTTTGCATATTGAATAGCCGAATCTAACACATCAAACCCCTTTGATTGAACAAAACTTGCATAATTCATACCATCAGCCAAATAAAGACCGTCTTCTTCCTTGCTATGGTATTGTAGATAATATGTGGTGTTTTGAACAGCTTCCATATTAGAGCCTTTGCCATAAACCTCTAAAGCAATGATTTTACCATTTCGCACGACACAAAAGCCCGGAGCATTACGCAGATTCCATGTATGGTTTTGATATATCCTCGGGTATTCTTTGGTACCACTGGCATTATGAGCTATACGGATTGCCTCCCTGCCTATTTCAATCAGTCTATTGAAATAAACGTCCTCAATTTGCCGCTCCAGTTCGTCTAAACCTGATATGTCTCCATGAAATTCCATTAATTGTCAAATTCTCTATCCTTAAACATATCTTCATCCAAAACTTCTTCCATCACGTCACCATAAGCTGTATGAAGCTTATCCTTTTGCATAATCACCATATTCCTATATGGTATCTTATATACCACTTCATCATAGGACAGATGCAGAGACTCAATGAACGATGCAATCTGTCCAAGTAAACAGTCATTTCCTACTGCTTCTGTTTTGCTGTCAAATTTGCTACGTTCTTGGCTAAAATTGACAGCTTGCAAAAATTTTCCACAGAAATCATTGATAGCCCAATTGCTAACGCTTCTACTACTTCATCAAATGTACCTTTAGATAGTTCTTCACTTAACTCTTCATTGCCTTGGATTAGCCAAGATAGAGCTTTTGACGCACATTTAACATCCTTCAATGAACGTAGCATATCCATTACCGTAGTCCCATCCTTTAAATCACTCAGATAATATCCCGCTCCTGCTATCTTATGAATCGTAGGAGGGTGAATCACATAAACATTATCATTCACAAATACCGTTTCAAAGTCTTTCTCTAAAACGGCTGCATTAACTATTTTTGCTGCATCCATAAGTTTAAATTAAAATGGTGGTAAGCAACCACCCACCACCATCCGAAAACGATCTATTACATTCTAATAAAAATATCATCCACCTGCGTCAATTTTTGTACCATCAAACAGGTAATCGCTCTTCACCCCGGCATTAGTGTTACTCATTGCCACCGCAGTGACTCCTAACCCGATATTCTTTTCTGCTTGGGTTCCCTTAGCGATAACAGCAGCATTAGTAAAGACAATATAATTACCTGTTTTTGTTTGAGCCACAATGCCTTGATTGATAATACCGGGAGTATCGGAAGCAGCCCAACCTGCATCAGTATCCACCTTTTCTCCGCCTTGCAAGGCTACTTTGTCATCAAAAGTCCATTCTCCCATTGTAAATGTAATGGTTTTGGCTCCTTTTTGTGTAACATCACGATAGTAAATTTCTCCATTTAACTCATTAATATAGTCAGTATAAGTAGGGTCATCCTCTGTATACTGCCATGTGTCTTGATGTGAGTTTTTTACTTCAGTCATGCTACCGAGTAGAGTTTTTAAGCTTGTTTTGGTTACGGCTTCACTAATAACATCACCGTACCAAATCTTTTTTATCCCGATAAATGGTTTCATATTATTTTACATTTAAAATTTCAAACGATAATTTTATGCTCACATAACTACATTTTAAAGCGTTATCTCTTTCAATGCCAAGTGATGACTTAGATATCATATACCAACTTCCGTCAAAATCGCAAACTATTTCATCCTCAATCCACAATGCAGACAATCTTTCCAATTCGTTTAATCTTACCGTGTTAACCTTTCCCAGATAGTCCGGCACACAAATACTCACGTATACAAAGGTTTTCTCCCAATAAGTGTCTGGTTCAATCGGAGTTGAAGTGATAATGACTATAGCTTCGTCTTTCAAAGGCGCATCGATTGAATTCCAGCTGTCATAAATAGCCTTAATGCCGAAATCCTGAACTTCTTTGAAAATAATCTTATATATATCCCCTGTTACTATCATACCCAAATGTCACAACGTCCTTTCAGTTCTTCCGAATAGCACTCAGCATTTTTGATTACCTTGCCTTTCCCTACAACCTCTTTCGTTTCTTTATCCAAACATCTTACTTTTGTGTCTAATGCTATTTTCTTGCCTTCATACACTATATGGTAGGAATAAACCCATAGCTTGCCATTTACCGACACTTCCTGCTGTTGGGAATTATCATGGCAAAAGCATTCTGTAAATTCATTCCACGACTCTCCGCCTGTGCCGGGTATCGGTCGCCCGTACTCGTCATTATCTGGCGGTATCACCGTTCTTACCATTAATATATGAGGCGCTTCGTCTAACATATCACAAAAAAGTCACTTTAGGTTTGTCCGAGTTCAACTCATCCTTCAATCCGTACTGTTTGCACATCAGGGAATAATAGTCTTTGATACCCTGAATGTCCCAAGATTGTGATTTGGAGTGCCCGTTTTCCGATACGGACTTGGAACTACCACGCAGTAAGAGGGTAGGGATAAACTTTACCATACCGACCGAAACATCCCTGAATTGGCTGTTATTTAAGTTTTCTACATCATCTTCTCCAACTACTCCTGATGGCTTTAGGATTGTAAGGATATTGGCATCACTCAAAGTAATGCCAAAATCCCTGAAGGACTGCTTTATGTAATCAAGTACTTTCATCCTAGCCTAGCATTGTGTCCAAATCCACAATTACAATTTTGTTCGGATTGGTATATTCAGGAATCCATTCACAACCATATTCCATGAATCTTCCTTCATCCGTTCTTACATTGGAGATATACATACCGCCATCTGAACGGCTATAGGTTTTACCAGGTACAGGGTCGGTAATCTCATACGGAGTATGCCAACGCATCTTGCCTTGTTTGGCGGTGGTAAACAACGAAATGCGGTTGTCCTTGAACACCTGTTTCATGGTTCCATCGGGAAGCTCAACCAAATCCTCGTTGATTACGATAGGGGGCAAGCCCAACCCTTGAAAGATGGTAGTAGCCATTTCGCTGGACATCAAGCCGGAAGATAGTTGCACTTCTTTCTGTGCGAAAGACTGTTTATAGAACTCACCAAAGTCCTTTGATCCGACAATAGAATTGATGAATGTCTTTCGCGACATTTCCATCGAAACGAACATACCGAACTTCGTACGAAGTTCAACAATTTGGTCCATAATATATTTCACAAAGTGCTCTTTGTCTTCAGTTCCCGGTGTAAGGCGATGGACCGGCAATTCCATGTCAAGCATTTCGATTCCTTGCGGGTTATCATCTACTTTCACGGAAGCCTTGCCATCTGAACGTAAATCACCGTCCACGATATCCATACGCTTATGCGGAGCGAGCAACACTTGGCGCATATCATCCGTAATATAGTTGATGATGTCGTTCAATGCTCTTTGTTGGTCTGTTGTGCGTGCATTGTTAAACTTGGTAACAAGTTCCTGTAACATATCCAAACGGTCATTATCCATCTGGTAGCGGTCACCCAAATAAGCGACTTCGCCATATCCTGAACCAAGAGATTTACGCTCTCTTAACGGCTTGTTAGAATTGCGGTCGATAACAGAACCGGCTGTTACACCTGTAACCGTACCGAGATAGGTTTTAAACACGCGTGATTTCGTTTCCTCGAAATCAAGATGCTTCTTCCAAAAAATAGTATCAAGGCGGAGAGCTTGCACACGGTCAATCACCGCTTTTACTATTTCGGGGTCATTCAATAATGTCTGAACTGTCAAATACATATACCCTCCTTTCCTTAATAAGTGAACATGAATCTATCACCGAGAGAAGCCTTATCCTTCTCAGAGATGGGGACAATGAGCTTGGTCGGTCTAATCTCGTAGGCACGTCCGATGGCTGTCACGGTTGCTCCTTCTTCCACTTTGGTAGTGGCATAGTTCAACGCTGTTGCAGTTGCTTTCGGTTCTGTACCATCCTGCGCTTTGGCTTCAAATAGCACCGTTCCGGCTTCAACCGTTACACTACTCCCGAAAGCTGCTGCCAAAGTAAGTGTGTCGTAGTCGGCATTGGCTTTGTCAATCTTGTTAACTTCAGCCCCATTCGTACCATCTCCGATAAACATACCGACATAAGCCAATGAATTTTTCTTCACTTTCATGCTTGTGCCTGTGGTGTACTTCTCTGCCACTTCCACATTGATTACCACCGTGGCTTGTCTTTTTTTGAAGTCAAGCACCAACGGCGTAAGGGGCGGAATGGTTTTCACGCCCGTAAGGTTTGTAAGAACCAGATTGAAACCTCCTGAATAGCGATATATCGTTTCAATACGGCACATTTCAGGAGTAGGCTTTTCAATCTGTTCCAAATTGTAATGAAGTCCTGCTGGCATAATCTTTTTACCTTTTTAAGTTACTGATTTTGTTTGTTAATCTCTTCCGTTCCCTTGTTAATCATGGCAGCAATGGCATGGTTTTCTTTTTCGGTACGCTGCTCTGCTGTTTGGGGAACTTCCACGCCTTGAAATCCCGCATTGGTCATCTCCTGTTTCACGTCCTTGAAATAAGCGTCCAAGTCCGCATCTGTTGGAATATTGCGATCTTTCAACATAAAATCGGGAATACCATATTCTTTTGCTTTAGCGGATACCTGCGCATTGCGCTGTGCCTGTACTCGCTCCTGTTCGTAACCGGCAAGTTTTTCAGAAAGAGTTTTGTTAGAATCAATCAGAGCTTGTGCCCAAGATGGAACATCATCTTTCTTTTCTTCTCCCGGCTTCGGCTTCGGATTTGGGTTGGGATTCTCGATTGGCTTTCCGTCTTTCAGCCCATGCTTCTTCTCATAGTTCGATATCGAGGAAGTCTGTGCTTGTCCTGCACGGAAATCACCATAATTTTGCATCACGTCCTGAAAAGAGATACCCTCAACGATTGAGTTTACCTGTGTTCCGTCCGTTACGCCCTCTGCCTTTTTGGTGGCGATTCGGGTCAAAGTGGCAGTGTCTACCCCAGTAAACTTCTGTTGCAGTCCTGCCAAGATCTGTTCTAAGATTGTCATACCGTATGAATTTGATTTATAAATTTCATACGGTAAAATTCGTTATTAATAAAGAGGATAAGAAATAATCAGAAGACGTATTTATGACATTAGAACGATTGTCATAAATACGATAAGGAGGTGTGGCTATATAGCAATTTTTATTTGAATTTTTATATTGAAATGGAAAAGCCCCGTTCCTTCCGGTTCGGGGCTGAATTTATTATTTATAATCAGATATTGACCAATTGGCATTTACAAATCCGCTTTATCAGTACAAGAGGGGAGTTTGCTTCGAAGGCTTGAAAACACGTAGCACAGTTTTTCAAAGCTGGACTTGTATGTCAAGTTTCCCTCCAAGCCCTTTCGTTACAATATCATAAAGCGTGGAAAGGGTAATATTACTGCCCTCCCTTTCAATTTTAGAAATAAAAGACCGTTCTTTTCCTATTTTCCCTGCAAGCTCTCTTTGTGTCATTTTCCTTGCTTCACGGGCATTGCGTATTTGAAGCCCGACACGCAGGTTGGAAAGTTCGGTTTCAATCTTATTGCGGCGCGGAGTGCCTATTTCTCCGTAAACTTCTTTTTTAATATCATTCAAAGTGTAAGTTTCCATAATCATTCCCTTTCTTTTGCCTTATCATTAAAATATTCTTGCATGAGCCTGACAGCCCGGTCTATCTCTTTCTTTGGTGTCTTTTGCGTCTTTTTTTGAAAGCCGCTCAATAGGATAACCATTTTTTCACCGTCAAAGAAGCAAAAAACACGTACGATGTCGCTCGCAAATTTTACTCTGATTTCATAAAGCCCCCTTGTACCTTCAATATGCTTTAGATATTTCTCTGGGACAATTTGCAGCGTTTCGACATATTGTATTGTTTTCACCACCTTATCCTGCATCTTTTCGGAAAGGGACTTCACAAAATCGATGAAATAGTGCTTATATGCTATGACGTTTCTTACTTTCATGCAACAAAGGTAACTTATAATTCACATTTATGCAAATATTTCCCGCTTTTTCTAATTAGGATAAAAGAAAGCCCCGAACCATAAGGAACAGGGCGGAAATATAAATACATTTGTATGTTACCACTCATTATTTGAATCATCTTTTATAGAGGTTTCCATTGCTTTGCAAAATTCATTGAAGAAATCCTCCAACATCTTTATTGCATTTTCTCTTGAAGGCTCGCCGCTCTTTTTAAACAACCCCGTCCTTACTTCTGTGCCAAATCCCCCATTTGAACCTTGTAAAACCAATCTTGATGTTTTAGTTCCAGATTTACCTGTGCACTCAAAAGATGGTGCATCTATCCTTATTTTTCCATCTTTAAACCTTATTGATATGTTGTATTGCAAATCATACCCTCCTGTCATGCTCATACTCTGACCTAATACTTTCTTTACTTTCCCTATTGATATACAAGATTCTTGGAAACCGCTGATTGTTATCATTTCAGGTTTTACCTCATTTATAACATCTTTAGGGGATTTATAAGAGGTATTTATAAATTTGAGAACTTTAGTGTACAATGATTCTTGTGTTTCGCCTTCAAAATTATATACTACATAGTCTTTTTCAATGTCGTTTTCATCTACAAACCCATTGATAGTTAATTTGAACTGTGCGTTAGCAGATAGATATATTAACCATGCTGCCAACATAAACAATACTTTCTTCATTTTACTTTGGTTTTATTGATTAAACATTCGGGTTCAATTTTATTTCTTTTCCACAATGTGGGCATTGTATTCCTCCCATGCCTTTTCACGGTTCTTTTCACGTTCGGGAGTGTCTTCCGCTCCAAGTCCTTCATCAAACCACGCATCCAAATCGTAGATGTCTTTACTGATTTCTTTTAGTTGCATAATATCAGGTATCACAGAATAGGTTTAACTATTTCAACCTTTAACCCGAGAGCATCAATAATGCGGAAAAACAAACCTACTCCCGGTTCGATTACTCCTTTCTCAATTCTTGATATATAGGTTTTATTAGTTCCCACTTTTTCCGCCAATTCTGATTGTGTCATTTTTCCCTGTTTCCGTGCGTCGCTAATCATTTGACCGACACAATAGGCGTATGCTTCACGGTGAAATTCATTTCTTTCCGAAGTGCCAATTTTACCGTATTTTTCATCTAATATGGCATCGAAGCTGCCAATGTTATTTCTTTCCTGCATAATATTCTTTTTTAAGTTCCAATGCCTTGTTAATTTCACTTTCTGGCGTCTTTTGCGTTTTCTTCTGAAATCCGTTGAATAGCATCACAATGTTGCCTTCATCGAATATGAAGAATGCACGATAAATATTTCCATCATAAGACGCCCTAATTTCATAAATGCCGTCACGTATGAATTTTACAAACTTCTCACTTATCCGTTCCTGTATTTTGAGCATACCCAATACGTAATCGAGTTTTTTCTGTGCCCCACCATCCAATGAACGATAGAATGATATGAAGTAATCTTTATAAAACAATATTTTTCTTTCTTCTTTCATGGTGCAAATATAGCAAAAGTTTATATATATAGCAACTGGCAACAAGAGTATTTCTTTATTTGACAATTTCCCCCGCTTTTTCTTTGCCGTATTAAAAATTTTGCTTTTCTTTGCAGCGAACGTCATAACATAATAACTCTTGGGCAAAATAAAGCGAATAGATTTTGTACAAGATATTGGGAAACCCTCTAAGGTGGCAGAAAGGAAACGATCTGCGACTTCTATGCCCTGCGTATGTTGTGACGTTCACACCTACGGAGGGTTTCTTTTTATCATAATTCGTTTAAATATGAACGTCACAACGAATGAATTAATTCCTATTAGTGAAAATAACGGTAAGAGAGCCGTTAATGCACGTGATTTACATGCTTTTCTTGAAAGTAAAAGAGATTTTTCAACATGGATTAAAGACCGTATTAAATCTTACGATTTTGTTGAAGGTGTTGATTTTCAATCATTCACCGAAATTGTGGAGCGAGAAATAGGAGCTACGACACGAATCGAATACGCTCTCTCAATCAGCATGGCAAAAGAACTATCCATGATTGAGAATAACGAGCGTGGAAAGCAAGCGAGAAAATACTTTATCGCATGTGAGGAAAACAAGCACGAGTTATCCCGTAAGGAACTTGCTATAATGGTAATTCAAGCCGAAGAAGAGAAAGAACGCTTGGCTTTGGAGAATGAAAAGCAGCAGAAACAAATAGAGAAGCTCCAGCCCAAAGCCGACTTCGCAGACGCAGCATTCAAGGCAGAGGGGAAAGTGGATATAGGTCAAGCCGCCAAAATACTCGGTTTGCCGTTCGGACGCAACACACTTTTTAAGAAGCTGAAGGAGAAGGGAATACTTTTCAAACGGAACGAGCCGAAACAGAAGTATGTGGATGCCGGATATTTCGAGTTAACCCAACTGCCACCTATACACCGCAATAACCATCCGGACATTATAGTGATGAAAGTGCTGTGCACTCAAAAAGGATTAGCCTACATCAACCACCTGTTTGGCGGAAGTAAGTCTGATGGGAAACTTGCGAAAATAGTATAATCATTATAAATCAATCATTTAGAGGTACGGAGTAATGACGTACAGCCCAAACTATACCCAAAAATTTAAAGAAAATGAAGAATTTGTTTGTAAATACAGAAAGAGTTGCTACATTTGCAATGTCGAACATATTCAAAGGCAGGCGGTTGTCTGCTGATAGCAGGCATTTTTTATGCTTGTACATTATTGCTACAAAGATATTGCGGCTGTTACCCCCGTGTGGAGAAGCTAATGCTCTCCCAACTGCCTTTGAGGTATGTTCGACAACGGGAAAGGACAGCCGTTTTTCTGTCTATAATGCCAAAACGTCGAATAATATGGCAGAATTAGTAATTCAAAACAGTAACGGCAACGATGTTACTACTTCATTAATCGTTGCACAGGTGTTCGGAAAGGAACACAAGAACGTAGTTAGGGATATTGAAAACCTCTCATGTTCAGAAAGTTTTAATCGGCTCAATTTTGAGCGCATCACTTACAAGGATGCAAGAAATCGGGAACAGACAGCTTACGAAATGACCAAAGACGGTTTCAGTTTCCTTGTCATGGGCTACACAGGTTCAAAAGCTGGTGAGTTCAAAGAAAGGTTCATCAATGAGTTTAACAGACGGGAAGCATTGCTAAAGGATGATGATTATATCCTCATGCGCTCCCAACAGATTTTGCAGAAAAGGGTTGAGAACCTACAAGCTGAAAACAAGCGTCTTGAACAGCAGAACGCATTACAAGAAGAACAGCTACGCCAAGCAGCCCCGAAAGTGCAGTACGTGGATAACGTCCTGCAATCCGTCAACACTTATACGTCCACGCAGATTGCAAAAGAGGTTGGGATGGATGCCGCCAAGTTCCACAAGGCACTCAAAGAGCGAAAGGTGATGTTCTACCAATCGGGCACGTGGATGCTGACGGCTAAGTATCAAGGTAAGGGTTACACCAAAATGCGAACGCATCAGTTTATGAGAAATGACGGAAGCATCGGTACAAGCTCGTACACGGTTTTCACGGAGAAAGGGCGTGCAATGGTGCATAGTATCTTTGCTAAATAACAATTAATCAATATTATATTAACCAAATACTTACGTTATCCGCATTTATGCGGACAGCCACAACTATACCCAAAATTATGATAGAACTAATAATAATATTCGTCAGTCTGTACTTAGGATACAGACTGTTCGGGAAAGACGGAGAGAGATTTTTCTATTGATTTTAAAATTAAGTACAAACATTAAAATATAACGAATATGACACAGATTAATTTAGAAGAAGTAAAGAAACAAGCTGTACATGATGGCATATTAGAAGCTATCTGCTTGCTTAGAGAAACGAGAAATAAGGTTAACTCTTTAATTCTCGATGAAGAAGTTACCTGCGTGATTGATGCAGAAGGCCAGCTAATCAGAATGAGTAATTCGCTTTGTAATTTCACCACTGAATTGAGTGGTATTGTAGGCGTTATCTTTTCAGATAGAGCTGATGAAGCAATAGGCAAAGCTCTAAAATTAAATATATAACACGATTATCCAAAGCCAGCCCGCACGACTTTAAAAGACTGCCTTTATTAATACGGCCACATAATTTAAGTATAAGACACTTGTTGGGGATTCTTTGCCAACATATCATCTTAGACGCCCCGGTAGCAATACGGCTACCGGGCATGGGAATAGGCAATGACAATTTGAAAGCAAATCACAACGGCTATTCCGCATTTATCTGTTCTATTTCTTCTTGCATTTTATCTATGTTCCCTACAAATGCCATGGCACTTTGCTGAGACCAAATCCCCCCATCTTTAGCCTTGATAGCCACATCAATCTTCTCGCTCAAATCCTCCAACCGGTAAGGTTGCATTTGGACATCAACGTCAATAGTATTGGAGGCAGGCTCAAGGCTGGAATTAACAGAACCAAGTGCAGAAATGAGGAAATTAACACGTCTCTGCATAAAGTCTCCCATCGTTTCATTCAAGTTCTCCACATTTAAATGGGTCGACATAAATACGTAATCGAAAGCTACTCCCGACACGGCATTGCCTGTACCTTTAAGGCTGTCAAACGAAATGCGTGGAGTGTTAGTCAATCCATATATCTGAGAAAAAAGAGTTTCCACTTCAAACTTAATTGTATCAGGAACTTGCTGCCATGTTAAATACTGTGCGTCAGCTTTATCTCCAAGTAGTTCCACAACACGATTTTTAAACTCACCTGAAAAACGCTGTACATCACCAAATAGCATCAAAATAGGGAAGAAATGGTAGTCAATGCAGTCCGCATAATTTGACATCAGTTTTTCCAACCGCACCCGAAGTGTATTAATCTTCTCACAATAAGCTTCTGGACGATAACAATACAGTATAGGCAGTTTCTTGAAGTTATGTCTGAATGCAGACACCGGCTTCCATTCATCGGAAAGTTCCCATTGATAAACAAAATCGGATGTAATGGTCATAAAGCAAGTAATTTCCACATCATCCAAATCCTTTTTTTTATACTCACGAGAAAAAGCAACTAAATCACCGCTATCGTCAAAAAAAGGGTAAAGTTTATCTCCGCGAAAGGGGGACCAAATGACACTTCTCAAACGATATTCAGGTTTGGAATTCCCAAATATATCAGAGACTTTACGTTTTAATTTCGACCAAAAATCATCATCTTTGACCACATACCAATATTCGGCACATTCCTGTTCTGCCAGCCATGAACGGACAATCTTTTTATTTTGGTACTTAATCTTATTTCGTTTTAAAATTTGTTTTAATGCCAAGAATATCCCCTCTTCTGTCTTGCCGGGATTACAATCAAGCAAAGGTTCTGTCCCAACAGTAAATGCTGTTTGTATGTTTACGATATCCTGCTCGATAGGTAAAGCGATGCGGTTAGGCTCCACGTCCTTCGTTCTCTTCGGGATGGTGATTATCTTACCTGACTTTTCATCATAGGTCTCTTTCTCCTTTTCGACCGTGATTTTAATCTTCGGGTACTTCTCCGTGTCTGTGATTATCTCGTGCCGGTTGGGGTCCCAATCGCTATAGAGCTTCACTGCATCAGGGAGCTTTGTCTTGCGGCCTTTTTTTAAATAGGCTATCTTTTGGCCTATATCTTCTATTTTTAAAACTTCGTCTATTGTTCTCATATATCAATATTTAGTGCGCGAATATTCCCGAATTGTCGCGCGGTCTCAAAATTCGCCCTAAGATATGTCCCAAAATATAATACCTAATCGGGTCGATGCAATGATTCCAAGCGTCTATCGGCTCATTAATATAATGTCCATCTTTATCCTTGTCCCAAACATAATTGCGTAGTTCTTCCATAATGTGGTAAGAACGTTTTGTAACGAACAATTCATATTCTTTTATTTTATCAATACCGGCAACCACAGAACCAGGATATTTATCGACTGAATAGATGTTCACGCCCCTGTTTTTCACTTCCTGTATTAAACGAGGGTCTGCGCTATCCCCGTACACTTTCAATCCCCATGGCTTCAATTTACGTGCAATCTCATTGGTTAACATTCCTGTTTCATAAAACAATTCATCCACATAAAGTCTATTGTCAATAATTCCACACCTGATTCCTGTTGATGGGTCGTTCGTAAATCCCCAATCGGAAGCAAGAGCC